CGCGATGCCCTGGTGGCGGTTGCAGAGTCGACCCCAACGAAGCGCTATACCCGCGAAGAGCTTGAAGCAGTGGCAGATAAGTCTGGAGAAGACGGCGGCATTTCTGGCCTTCGTGCTATCGGTTCCAAATTGGGTGTTAAGGGTCGCTCTATCAATGAGCTGATTCGCGAAATTCTGGTGGCTCAGGGGGAGTAAGCGATGAAGATCGTTGACGCTGGCGAGTCGTTTTCCATCTCTATCGACATCTCTACGGTCGCACACCCGACCAGTGCAACGTATGAAATCGCCGACCAGACCGGTGTCGTTAGGCTTTCAGAAACAGAATTGGTGGTCTATGGGGATGACGAACGACTAGAAATCCCCATTACCTCTGAGCTGACTACGCTCGACGAGTCCCAACGTCGACGGGTATTGGTCATCACGCTCAAAGTGAATGGTAAAGACGACCAATTCATCAAGTTTAGTGAGTCGCTGCTTGTTCAAGACCTTGGCAAGCTGGATATTCCGCGTGAGTCATTCCAGACGGTGAATCAGGCCAATATGTTGGCGATGGATGTGTATCGCATCGACAACTGGCTTTCATCGTCGGATGAAGATCGTCGTAAAGCGCTGATTGAGGCGGCTCACCGCATCAAGACCCTTCGCTTCGACATCACAGACTCGCTAGGCGAAGATCATGTGACCTTCGAGGGCATCCAGGCGGGATTCGCTTTTGAGGTAATGAGTCGCGAAACTTTTGACACCCTACCAAGGCCATTTATCGATGACCTTCTGATTGCTCAAATCATCGAGGCCGATGAAATTCTTGGTTACGGTGCCACTGCCGAAAGCAAACGTCACTCTGGCGTTCTTTCGGATACCGTCGGCGAAACCTCGCAGATGTTCCGAACCGGCAAGCCGATTCATACAGGTGTGTGTATGCGGGCTTTCCGATACCTCACTCGCTGGACAACAAGCCGCTGGAGGATTGGTCGTGGATGACTTCTCCTACCTTGATCAGTTAGCGAACAGCGCCATTGAGGTTGAACGCAACTTCATGAACGCACTGATTGGCTCCAAGGACGGAGCCATATCACAAGCCAGATCTGCTCGGATTGCCATTGGCCAAATGACCGGCGTCTCTGATACCGGCTTTTTAACGGCGCTGAGGCTTAGAAATGATGAGCTTCTTGGTGTCTGCGACAGCATGATCTCTCAGTCTCTTACGCAAGCCTCCAAAATATCCAATCAAGACCTCACGATGGAAGCTAACGAAATCGCCCTTCACCACCGGTCGTTTGTTTATGAGCGTCTTGTTAGTGATGGAGAGCGAAAAGTTGCCCAACTTCAGCTCGATATGAAGCGTATCGCTATCATCGCTCGCTCAATGCGTGACGATAACGATTGGGATACGTCAGCGTCGCTTCTACGCTCACGCGAGAGCGTCGAAAAGAGAAAACAGCTATCTACGGATGCAAACGGAAAAGCGCAGCTTACAGAGCGTTATACGAAGCTCCTGGTGCGAGGTCTTGGTGTCATGTGCCTTGCGGATTCCGTAATGGCCATGTCGACAACTGATCGGTTCGAGGTGGTGAGTTTTGAGGGCGATGTCCTCGGCGTCATCGAGCGCGTGGAGTATGAGAATCTACGGGAATCGCTCTTTCACCCCCAATGTCGACGTTACTTACAACCTCATAGTAAGTAAGTGCTTACTTTTTAGCGTAACAAAGGTAGAATAAATCATGTTTCGACCAAACACCTTTTGTCTTGTCAGCCAGCGCGAAGGGTTCGACGAGTGGGGTCGAGAGAGGTATGGGCCAACTGTGCGTGTTCCCTGCTCTCTTGTTCGCCTGAAGATGACCAAGGAAACAACGTCGGTGCGTGCTGATAGTTCGGCATCACGAGGTCGAGGAAAAGAGATTAGCTCTGAATCCATCGTTTTGCTTCCGCCACGACTGGATATTCAGATCGGTGATCGCCTAGAGATATTGGGCTTTCAGCTTGAGGTATCTGCATTGACGCCTCGCCTGGACATCATGGGTCGCCATGACCACAACGAGGTGGGCTTGAAAGTATGGGTCTCAAAATCGTCGGCGTAAAAAGCACTCATTTCCGCCTGAACAACGTCGTTCAAAAGACCAATCGAGCCGTTTACTCATTGCTTGAGCAAGCGGCGAAAGAAGCCAAGCGACGAGCCGAGCTTCAGGCGCATATAGATTCAGGCGCATTAGAGAAAGCCTTCCGAATTCGACGGCTTTCTCGCGCAGGTGCAGGCGGCAGGACGGTGTTTGAGGTGTTCATTGACCCTAATGCGCGACGCACCCAGCGCACTCGCAATGGTGTTCGCAGACAGCGCGTCATCACCTACGCGAAAAGGTTGGAGTCGGGTGACTTCAAGGGGCTTGGGCGTAAATCAAGAGAGAAAGACCAGAGGGTCAGGAATGTCGACCCCAATTTGTCAGTAGGCAGTGGGTTTATGGCCCGCTCAATGAACTATGTAGAGGCAGTTTACCGACGCCGGATTGAGCGAGCGGTAAGTCAGATCGTGAACCGGGGCTAACGGAGGCTCTGATGATTGAAAGAGCGATTCTTCAAGGGTTGAAAGATAGCCGCGTTGGTTTTGAAAAAACCCCTGTGTTTTTCAATTTCATACCGGAAACCGTCAACTTCGCCATCATGGTGGACACCCCGATTCCTGGCTTTGAAATCGACCCTGAGCTTCCTGGTTACTACAACGACATCATCGAAATCGTCGTCAGGCACAGCGATCCAGAAGCGGGCTTTGCACTGTGTCAGAAGGCAATGAAAGTTTTGAATGTGATGAATCAGCGGTTTGGTGATTATCACTTCAATCACGTCAGGCCAATCAGCGAACCCACCACCTATCCCCTATCGAATGGGGGTTTGTTTGAGTTCGCCTTTCGCCTTGAATTTAGCTGTTACCGACTAGAGCAATAGGAGACTTACATGAGTCGCGAAAACATCAAACTGGGTGCGTGCAACGTCAACTTCAAAGGCACCGAGCTTGGCTTGACCAAAGGTGGCGTCGAAGTGTCCGTTGAGACCACCACCTACCCCATCACCGTGGATCAACACGGCGAGACGGCGGTGGATGAGTTCATCACCAAACGCCAATTCAAGATCACCGTGCCAATGGCAGAAACCACCCTGGCTCTGCTTGGCTTGGTCCTGCCTGGATCTCAAGTGACCGCTGGTCAGCTCGTCGTCAAGAACGCCGTTGGGGTTTCTCTGATTGACGGAGCTGGCCTTCTGAAACTGGTGCCTGTATCCGGCGGAAACGCCGACGAGCCGGTTGAGTTTGTGAAAGCCAACACCGCTGGTAACTTCAGTTTCGCTTACCGCCACAACCAAGAGCGAATTTACAACATTGAATTTACTGCATATCCCGATGATGCCGGTGTTCTAGCGAAGTTCGGCAAATCAACTCCTTAATTTTACGCTGGTAAGTAAGTCATCACTTACTTATTATAAGGGGCTTACATAGCCCCTTTTTTAACAACCAAACGAGGTAGCATTTGTGGCTGAAATTCTAAACCTGGATGAGCTGAGCAATGTGGTTAAGCAGTTTCAGTTCAAGGGCCAGATCCACGACATCTGCGAAATTTCCCTAGGCGACTTCATCGCCATGACCTCTGAACAGAAGGCAATGGAGAAGAAGCTAGAGAAAGGCGGCATCACACAAGAAGAACTGGTGCTGAATTACCGCAAAAACATTTTGCGCGTTATCCCCACCATGACCGACGAAATCCTTGATCTGATGACAGTTCGTCAGCTCAAGACGCTCCTCGACTTCATCAATGCTGCCGCCATTGATCAGCAGGTTGTTGAGGAACACGCAAAAAAGTAGCGCGGGCAGAACAGGACGATGAAGCGCCGAGGATTGAGGCCATCGACCTCGGCTTTTTTATATCCCGCGTGATGCGGTTTTACTCCATTAGCCATCGAGACGTTCTGAAACTGCCCCTGACTTCGTTTTGGATGCTCGACCGAAATATCTCCCGAATTCGCGCTGACGAAGAACAGCGCCACGCCCGTCTGCTGCTCGTCACCCAGTCCGGTGATCAAGAAACGATCAACGGCTATTTCCGCGAGCTTGAGGCTGAGATCGATAAGCCGATCCGACAGGAAGCACGCATGGAAAAGGGTGCCATTGATCGCCTAAAGGCACATTTGGGAGTAATGGAATGAACAAGCAAGGCGATGACTTAGTTGTCGTTCTGTCGCTTGACGGCAACGACTTTGAGGTCGGTATTCGTGGCGCAGGTCGGCTGCTCAATCAGTTTGAAAACCGAGCCGTCAGCAGCGCGGCTCAGGTCAAAAAGCTCGACACTTCAGTCGAGGGGTTGGCGGCTAAAACACGCGATTTAACCATCATTTTGGCCACCGCTGAGCAGGCGCTTGGCACGATCTTCCGCGCAACGTTCGGGTGGCAAATGGCTATCATGAATGCTGCCGGTGAGATCGAAAAGCTCACCGTCATGATGCGAGGCATGTCGTCAGAATCGGACATGGCCAAGCGCAACATGGACGCCTTAGCCGATACCAAATTCGTTACTGACTTCGCGCAAAACGCACCGTTTACGATGGAGTCGATCACCGATGCGTTCATCAAATTCCGCACTGTTGGCCTGGAGCCTACCGATGGCAGCATGAAGGCCCTGACCGATGCGGTGGCGACGTTTGGCGGTAACGGTGACATTCTCCATCGCGCCTCCATCGCCATTCAGCAGATGGTCGGTAAAGGCGTTATCTCGATGGAAGAGCTTCGTCAACAGCTCGGTGAGGCGGTTCCCAGCGCGATGGCTATCATGGCTCGCTCGATGGGCCTCTCTATGTCAGAGCTGGTCGTGAAGATCGAAAGCGGCACGGTTGAATCGCGCACTGCATTGAACAAGATGCTATCTGAGATGGCACTGACCTTTGATGGTGCCGGTGTTCGGATGATGACCACTTGGCAAGGCGTTCTTCAATCCATGAACACTCGCTGGAAGCTGTTCTTGAAGGATGTCGCCGGTTCTGCTGAAGATTCCGACAGCTACTTCTCGACCGTCAAGGACATGGCTGACCGAATGTCCCAATGGCTGACCTCTTCTGAGGCAAAGCTGTTCGCTCAAGAGCTGTCTGAGGCCATGAAAGAGTTGGCGTTTTGGATGGAGAAGGGGCTGGTTTTCATTTACGAGAACCGCGACGCCATTCAATCGCTGTTGAAGGTGTTTGCCACTTGGTATGTGGTTAGTCGCGCCACTCAAATCACGCACTCGCTTATTACTGCCATGATGAGTCTCAACACTCAGACCGGCATGTTAGGCACATCTCTCCAAAACTATCGTCGTCACATGGATGCGGCCAGAGCGACAGCGCTAACCACTGCAAACGCCGTGGATGCCGCTAGCTCCTCTTCTCAGCGAGCAAGTATTGCTTTTGGTGGCCTCGCCGGATCTGTTGGTCGCGTGGGAATGGCACTCGCCTCTATGGCAGGGCCAGCGTTTGCAGCAGTCTCCATTCTTTACACCGCTTATCAAGCCATCAAAGAGCTAACCGGCGGCGTTGACGAGGCGACACGAACCATTCTGGAGAGTCGCGGACTATTGGCCACAACCGAAAACGTCGATCAAATTAGAGAGCGTTTTCAGGAAAAAACAGCCGAACTAGAACGCGAGGAGGCGTGGCTTGCGCAATACCAGAGCCGAGCTGTCAATCCGCGACTGAGCCAATATGAGCGTGGCCAAGCCCAGTCACTTGTCGACGCCACAACGGTTCAGATTGAGCGTCTGCGGGCCGAAGCTGATGAGGCTCAGAGAGCCTTAGAGGTGGGCGAGCAAGGTCTTCACTATCTCAACGTAGAGCGCTCCAAAGCCTCTGTCGAGCGGATGCTACAGCATCAAATCGACCCTCTTCGTGCCGCCTTCCGAGAGCAGCGTGAAGAGCATTCGCGCATGTTGACGGAGGCTCGTGGCAATCAAGAGCGAGTCGACGAAGTTAATCGCCTTGCCATTCAGTCGGCACAAGACCTGCTGGACGGTCAGTTGCAGGTGATCTCAAGTAACTTGGCAGCCGAGCAGGCGGTGATTGACCGCTACAAAGACTCTTCAGGTGAGCTAAGTGAAACTGCCAAAGCTGAAGTTGCTCGCGCAGAAGCAGCCATCGTCGCTTTGCGCGAGAACGAAATTGCCTTCCGCGAGCAGCACCGCAACTTTGTTGAGTCGTATGAGCAGGCCAATCAATACGTCGAGAAGCCTTCAACTGCAAAGCCGAAAACCCCTCAGTTCATCAAAGACTCCGAGCGTGCGCTGGCCAGTATGGGAACGTTGGCTAATGGCTTTGCTATCCGGCTTGCTCAGGTAAGAGGCACTGCCGAAGAGATCAACCCCCACCTGGAGGGGTTAAACGAGCGCATCAGTCAGCTTGCCGAGTCGATCACCGACAAAGACCGAACCATGTTCGATCAGTTGTCGGCCCAAGCGCGTGACTTCGCAGAAGAGCTTTACAACATCGAGCGGCTAAAGAAAGCCGAAACCGATGGCCAAAAAGCCTACATGCAGTTGCTCGGTAAAACCGCTGGCTTCATGGAAGACACCGAAGAAGGTCGTCTGATGCGTTTGCGCTTGCAGACCCTTGAGCTAAACGAGCAGGTGAAGGAATACGAAGAGCTGTTGGAGAAGATGCGCGAGGCTGGCGTGGACACCTCGCAAATCAGCCAATTCGCCGATGCTCTTCGCCAGTATCAAGCCGATGCTCTCCGCGACATCGAGAAGAACGCCGAGTCTAGCTGGGAAAAAATGCTCCGCGAAATGAACGACTTCAAGATGGACTGGGCGAATCTGTGGAAAGAAACCGCAGATCTGGCTATCGATGAGATGGTTCGTTTTGTGAAAGAAGGCAAGTTCAGCTTCTCCAGCCTTATCGACCATGTGCTTGAACAAATGCTTCGGGTGCAGTTACAGAAGTCGATGATCACCCCGATGACGAATGCGCTGGATGGCATTGTAGGTGGCCTTTTAAAAAGCGCTACGGGCTCTGCTATCGCTAGCAGCTTGGGAACACCGGCCAACACCTCCCCTGCTATCGCTGGCGGCTTCATGGGGCAAATTGGGGGCGTTACGGCCAGTGCAAACGGCAACATTATGACCAGCATGGGGCCGCTTCCTCTGCAACGCTATAGCAATGGCGGCATCGCGCACAAACCCCAAGTGTCGATCTTTGGAGAAGGTGCACACCGAGAAGCCTACGTCCCTCTCCCAGATGGCCGCACGATTCCCGTCACGATGAAAGGCGGCGCAAGCCCCAATGTTCAATTCAATCTCATTAACCAGTCGGGTCAAGACGTTGAGGCGGAGAAAATGGGCGGCCGGTTCGACGGTGACACCTATGTTCTGGACGTTGTGCTGAAGGCGATCAGTCGACCCGGCAACTTCCGTGACTCTATGAAGGGAGCAATGCGGTAATGAGCAGCTATCCAATTATGCCCAATTTCGGTGCGACAGCGGACAAAACCAAGGAGGATTCCTCTCGGTTTAAGCAAACCTCACTGGACAATGCCGTCCGTGATGTCACCGAAGGCGGCTACAGCATCAATCGGGCCAGATACAAGCAGCCGCGAAAGCGGCTGTTCGAGACCGGCTTCACCAATTTGAAAGACAACGAAAAGAAGCAGCTTGAAGATTTCGAGGTGTCCATCAACGGCACCATTGAGCCGTT